CGCGAGGGGCTGCTGAGTTACACCATGAGAACACGTCAACGAGTCATTCCGTACGCATCGTACGGAGGAACAATGAGCGCGTGTCGGGAGCATGTTTACATGACTCCAGGCCCGCGTGAGTTCTTCTCCGTCGATTCGACACCGGGGACCCCGCTACTCACTCAGCGTTTTATAGACGCCGATGTGGAGCGAACAGCAACTGGTTCTGAATGTTTTAACATAAAGAACCAATACACCGTAACGGGTTTTGTGCCCGATTGGGGTGAGTCAGACCACGAGCGCCTCGCGCCCTTTATCACATACGGAGAGGAATCGACCGGGGACAACGTCCACGTGCCGACCCACTACGTCGTGAGAAAGGCGTTAAGCGCCGTGCCTGAGATGCTGCAACCCCCTGACTGGCGGTCTGTCCTTCATAGGGCAGGATACCGCAAGTGGGTGAAAGAAGGGTGGAAGGAGCCGAAGCTTACGCTCTATAGCGGCTTCAGTCTCCCTAACCTCCTCCTTGAGTGGAATCAGACCAGACAACTAGTTAAATCATGGACCTCGCGTGATGAATTAATCAAGCGATGGCACCAGTTTAACGCTCGTCGTCACCGATTGCCTAAGCAGCTTCAAGCTGCTGCAAACGAACGACTCGCACATGTTTATGGAACTGAGCTACTCCTCCAAGACGCAAAGATTCTGTTTGATCTGCTTACGCAGATTGATCAGAAGGTCTCACGGTTCCTGAAGGTTTGCTCGAAGATCAACCGCCTTTATAAGCGGGTGCCTCTGAGAGTGACGCTTCCACTGCCATCAACGTTAGGAATACCTTTCAACGAGTTCGGGCTGCATGGGTGCAGTCTTGACCTTGTTGGTGAGGTAGACGTTGAAGGGCGGGCCTGCCTATACTATACGGCAGATCCGCCTGAGTTCTCGCAGTTCTGGTCACGAGTTCGACAACTTTGTGACGCTTACGGGCTCCGGCTTGACGCCGGGATCCCGTGGGACGCCATAAAGTACTCGTTCGTCATAGATTGGTTCTACAATGTAGGACCATGGCTACACGAACATATGAGTAAGAACTGGTACCAGATGGACATCGACTACATCGCGTTTTGCAATAGTGCAAAAATGCGGTTTCGTCGCCAACTCATATGGAACCGTCCTGTCTGGCGTCCTGGTGTTGGCGGGATTGAACCCGTCAGCACTGAGATAATCAGACAAGATAGTACCATATATCGCCGATCGTATGGAGATGAACTCCCGTTGTTCGGCAAAATGGAGTTCGCGCGCAATCAAAAACCGTGGAGTATCCGTCGCGTCATAAACGCGACGGCTCTAGCGGTCCAGAAAGCGCACGTGCCTGCGAGGAAGCTCTCAAAGAGTTTCTTCGGTTATGTTGATTGAGCTCCTATAGTCAATTAACAGTCACGAGGGATCCCGATTAGGGTGCCCTCACAATGCAGTCGTCAGTCGAATAAGGCAACATCATGTTTAATGATATCACGCTAACATTGACCCCCACTCCCGCTCTCGCGACGAAAGTCGTGAAGCTGGTGGACGGGCCAACGAACCGGAGGACCGTAAGGACCTCTGAGGATGGTACCCAAGAACTCACTATCGCTCACATGAGCAGCAATGAGAACAAGGGCCACCAAACTCAACGGACGAACATCCGGCTCTCTCAGACCTTTCCGGTCGCTGAGAGTTCGGACGAAGTGACAGGCTATGTTCAGATCACGTTCTCGATGCCAAAAGCATCGATGACGGTTCCGAACGTCAGCGTGTTGGTGGCGGAGCTTGTCAATTTCCTGCTGCACGAGGAAGATTCCTCGAGCACGGACATTGGCGGCGCCGACTTCAACGCGTGTGTTACCCGGCTGTATGCCGGGGAGCCTTAGTCACGTTCTGCGATCGCGGTATCAACGAACAATGGTGTTGCTGTAGAAAGCTACCATATAAATGGAAACTAATAACAGCTACCCGGATGTATATCTGGGCATTCAGAGCGAGTTGTACCGTGATATAGCTCAATGCTATGGTGTAACTCCTAGAACGCAACGGACCGAATTGCGCTTAATCGCGCGTCGGTTTGAACACGAAGGCGTATCGTTTCTAACGAAACGCTTACGTGCCTATGGTAAGAGCGTTGACATTGCTCTTGCCACGGGATCTCCTCTAACAGTAGATGGCTTCGCCTTACGGCGTCGCAAATCTACGAAGGTCCCCAAGTTCCTTGGGTGGCTTCTTAGACGAGTGTTCGACGTTGCGGGACAGGAGCTGATCGCTCCCGATCCCACAGCATTGAAGCACTTCAGGGAGTTCTGCTATTTATTTAGCAAACTCGAGATACCATATGATCAAGAAACGGCGCAAGCCGTCGTTCAATCATTCGTTGCGGTGGACCGCGGCTTACCGGAGGAAGGTCAGGACCCAGTTGTTAATTGGGATACTGAGTCTTATTCTCTGGCGCACCGCGGACTGCTATCTAACGAGTGGCTCAGCACAGCTCGAGGCCTTATTGCTCGAGTTACTGCGGGCCTGGATCCACTTGGGATTAAACCCAAGCACGGTCCGGGTTCCGTAGCAACGGGGGAAGATACGCTAGAGAAATCCAATCTCAAACGTGTCTATAAGAAGTTAGACGCCGTGTATCCTTTTACGGAATACATGATGTGGAACCTCAACCACGTGGCTGACGCCATGGAGGGCGGGGAACTCAGCTATCTCGAAGAACATGAAGAACCGACCGCAAAGGTCGTTCTTGTTCCGAAAGACAGCCGAGGACCTCGTCTAATCTCCTGTGAACCATTGGAGATCCAATGGATCCAACAGGGCTTGAGTAGGGTCCTAGTGGACCGTATTCAAAGTCATCGACTAACCGCCGGATTCGTCAACTTCGACGATCAGGAGGTGAACAGGCGACTTGCCCTCGAGGGTTCGAAGACAGGCCAATGGGTTACGCTGGACATGAAGGAAGCGAGCGATAGAGTGAGCTTGGAATTGGTTAAATACCTCTTCCAGGACCACCCGAAGCTGCTGGAGGCTTTACTTGCCACCCGCAGTACTTCGACTCGCCTACCTGATGGTACGGTTACGCCGCTCAGAAAATTCGCTCCAATGGGATCAGCATTATGCTTCCCCGTTGAGAGTCTTGTCTTCTGGGCGTTGTCCGTAAGTGCACTCATACAGTACGGTGTCAAACGGCGCGAAGCCGTGAGATCCGTATATGTGTTCGGTGATGACCTGATAGTGGGGAAACAAGACTATACTGCCCTGCTTCGGTATCTTCCCAAAGTTGGATTAATGTTCAACGATGAGAAGTGCTGTACCGCGCGATCCTTCAGAGAATCGTGTGGGTGCGACGCCTATGACGGCGTCGATGTCACACCCGTCAAATTGAAGACGGTCTGGTCAGCATCGAAGAAGAACCCTAAGTGTCTCCTTTCGTATGTGGCGTTTCGCAACGCCATGTTCGGCCGGGGTCACTTCCATGTAGCACTCTACGTTATGTCACTCGTTGAAACCGTGTGGGGAAAGATCCCTTACACGAATGAGTGGTCGCTGTCCCCTAGTGGGTCAGCGGTCACTACGACGAGTGGTGTGGCGTGGGCTGTACATGGGCCCGCTAACTCAATCAACCTCAGTACGTATGGGTTCCTCTATGGCCATGCTAGCGTTCCGATTTATCGGAGCGACTGTCAGTGTCATAGAATCCCGACGCAACCGATGCAAATTCGATTCAACATCGACTTGCAACAGTTGGAGGTCTTAACCTGGACCTGCACCCCCCTGAAAAGGAAGGTAAAGGTAGAAGGTTATGCTGAGTTACTCCGACGGTTCTCCGCCGGATACGGCCCCCAC